GCAACGCCGGGAACGACAACGCCGGGAACAGAAACGCCGGGAACGACAACGCCGGGAACGACAACGCCGGGAACAGCAACGCCGGGAACGACAACGCCGGGAACAGAAACGCCGGGAACAGAAACGCCGGGAACTACAACGCCGGGAACAGAAACGCCGGGTACAGAAACGCCGGGAACGACAACGCCGGGAACAGAAACGCCGGGTACAGCAACGCCGGGAACGACAACGCCGGGAACGACAACGCCGGGAACAGAAACGCCGGGAACTACAACGCCGGGAACAGAAACGCCGGGTACAGCAACGCCGGGAACGACAACGCCGGGGCATTTAATAATTTGCAAGCAAATTATTATTTATTCAACAAACCGTCTACATGGACTTATGAAGATTTTATAAATTCTGATGCGTTTAGGTATTTACAACAAGTTGATACTACTTTATGGATACCTGATTACAAAATGACAGATCAGGAAAAAATAGATTATCCTTATTATATAACCACATCTGGATATGTAAGAAACATACCCTACAAAGAAGCGTTTGCTAACTCTTGGAATAACTGGAGCGAAAAGGCGCGTCAATCGTTTTTAAATCTCCCTAATTTCGATGCGGAAATATTTGAAGATATAACAGGCATAAAGGTAAATGTATAGTTTCTGAACGTATCTATACATCAATAGCGATAGGTGACTTTGGTTGCCTGTCGCTTACTTAACCCCGTTGCCGCCAATTATTAATAAACTTAAATAAAAATAAAAATAAAAATGGAAACACAAAAAACACACTGGCGCAAAAACTTAGATCCGCGCTATGTTTCAGGTGAAGACCTTAAAAACTCACTACACGGGTTACGTCCCGAAATGATAGTCTGTGTGCATGAAATGAAAGATGCACTAACTTTTGACCAGTCCACACAAAAAGAAGTTACCAAAACATCATTGTGGTTAAAGGATTTATCTACCAATCAAATAATCTATAAGCCGGTAATTCTAAACGTTAGCAATGCTAAAACATTCGCCAAAGAATTTAATAGTGACTTTATAGAAGACTGGTATAACAAACCCATAGTGTTATTTGCACAGGCTGATAAACGCTTTGGACACGTTGCCAGGTTTAAACATTATTATCCACCTGCACAAGCTACCGACACAAAAGCAATTGCGGCACTAAATACCGCTACCACGCTTGAAACATTGGGCGAAATATGGAGTGGATTAACTGCCGAAGAAAAGAAATTGCCGACAGTATTAGCTCTAAAAGAAACCCTTAAAGCCAAACTATCATGATTATAAACTGGAATTTAATACAAGGTACACCGGAGTGGCACTTAATGAAGTGGGGCAAGGTAGGCGGTTCATCAAGTAAGGGGTTGTTCGTTCCATCGGACACCCTGCTTATACAATTATTGGCTGAAAATACCGAGCCTTTTGAAATGGATGAAGATAACTATATATCAGGGGATATGCAGCGTGGTATCGAATTAGAGCCAATGGGCAGGCTGGAATTATCTAAATATGCCCAGGTTGAATTTAAAGAAGCTGGCTGGCTTCAATGCGAGGAAATAGATTTGTTAGGTATATCCCCTGATGGTATAACTAAAGATGGCAAAATAAGCTGCGAGATAAAATGCCCGTCGGCTAAAAAGCATATCGCTACCGTTTATTGCCGGGAGATACCAAACGATAATATCCACCAATGCTTACATTACTTTACCGTTAACCCTGCTTTAGAAAAACATTATTTCGCTTCATTTAGGCCCGAAAGCTCGTACCCGTTATGGCCTAAACTATTAACACGTGATAGCCTAATAGATTTGGGAACAAAGGCAAAACCTAATGTTAAAGAAGTAGGTAAATGGGTGGAAATTGCATTAGCTAATGCTGCCGAACTAAAAGAAAATTTACAAATTGCGCTTAAAAACTTAGATAGGATATGACCTACTACGCAGCGCAAGATATTAATTATAATTAAATGAAAAAGACCTTAGCAAATATCCTAACCGAGCGAACCCGCACCATTGAGTACAGGGATATTCGCAAGCAATGTATGAACATTGCACAAAACAGGGGCACGCAATTACTGTTGATGCACATTAAACCCGACACTATAACCATGTTACAAAACGAAATGTTAACCGTTGAAGAAATTGAAGATCATGGCTACAAAAAATACAAAGTTAGCTGGTAGGTTAATAAACGGGCAAACAGAAGCCTATTGGTTAAACGCCGCAAAGCAAATACCTTGGCCTATTTCTTTAGATCAGAACCATATCAGCGTACCGACAACTGAGGTATATATGGCAGGGCAAAACCTAATGGTGCAACACTTCGTTAACGCTGGTTTTTTTATACAAACCTGCATACCTGATGCCGTGCCTGAAAATAAGGTTTTTGATCCGGAAATACGTTTGAAATTACCAGCGGTTAAAATTGTACCTGACGATGCTATATTTCACATAGGCGATGGCTTTGAAATAAAATCTACTGGGTGCAAGGTTGAAATTGAGGCTATGGAAAGCAAGAAAATACATTTGCGTTACACTAATAGGGATAAACACAACTTACTTTCTTCCGAAGAAATGTTGGTTAAGAATTTGAATTGGGGATTGTGAGAGAAGCTATGAGCGATATAGTAGGCTTTGAATGGAGCGAACATGGCTTAAGGCTGTTATCCGCCATAAACTACCTGATAGAAAAAAACGGTGGAATGCACGAATATGCCGCTGAATTAGATAAAGAGTGGGAAAATACTTATAAATATGATAAGCGTCCATATCATCGAATTGTACGTTACTGGACTTTAGAAGAGGTTAAAATATTGGTAACCAATCGCCATTTAAAGGCTAAAAATGTTGCTAAGCTGTTAAATAACAGATCCACTAATTCAGTTACTCAAAAGCGATATACAATGATACACAAGGGTTTGATTGATCGTAAAAAACCGAGAGGTAATTTGAAAAATAGGGATTAAATTATTGTAGATATTAAGTTTTATTTATATATTGCAACATGAATTTAAAAGAACGAATTGTTAAATCCGGTATTAAGCAAACTAAAATCGCCGAGATAATTGGGGTTACTCCTGAGTATCTTAATTTAATGATTAATGGCAAACAAGCCATGTCAGAGGAAATCAGGAATAAGATTAATGAAATACTTTTAAAGGTATCTCTATAATTTTTAGGCTTTAAACATTTTAGTTTTCTTAATATGCCAACAGAAATACAACACCCTATTAATGCTTTTCCTGAACACATACAACAAATAATTTGCCATTATTCAGAGGCTAAAGGCTATCCTATTGAATATTTTATACAGGGCTTTTTGGGTGCTGCCAGTACCGCTGTTGGACGTTCAATTACTTTAAATACTGGTAACTTTACAGCAATTGGTAGTTTATGGTGCATTATATTAGGTAAACGCGGTTATACTAAGTCAGAACCATTGGACGATGCGTTTAAGCCTATACGTAAATACCAGTTTGAATTATTGGACCAACATCGCGCGCAAATGGATGAGTGGCAGGAATGGAAAGCAAATCATCCTAAAGATAAATCATTACCACCTCCAGAACCACCAAAACATACCATAAACGACACTACTCCAGAAAAGCTGGTTATGATGCTTGCCGCCAATCCCAAGGGTATAGGCATGGTTTATGATGAGATAGCCGGATTTGTGGGACGGTTTAACCGATATAACGCAGGCGCCGATGAACAAATGTATCTTACCTTATTTAACGGCAGTAGCGTAATGCGTGACCGAATGAATGGTGCATCGGCTTTTGCTAAAACAACTTACCTAACTATAATTGGTACAACACAGCCGTCTGTTCTAAAAGATGTGTTCTTCAATAAGTCCGAAAGTGGTTTTTTTGACAGGTGGCTTATTACACAACCAGATGGTTTTAAAAAACAATACCCTAATCAATTCGGCGTTAACCCAATTGAGGAAGCAAAATATACTGACATCTTAACTACTTTATTAAGATTTGAATATGACGAGTTAAACCAATGGCGGATGCAATATACCGGCGAAAGCTATAAGATTATAAACGACTTTCAAAAGTATATGATTGACCAACAAAACGAAACCGATAGCGACGATTACAGAGGAATATTAGCCAAAATGGAAATTTATCTGCATAAGTTCGCACTATTATTACAATGCATAAACTATACCATAACTAAGGAAATCGATCACGTAAGCGTCGAAGCTGCACAGGGGTCGGTTATATTAGTTAAATACTTTATCGACCAGGCCCAAAAAGTACGTATTCAAAATCCAGTTGAGCAACTAAAAAATGAATGGCCTGAAATTTACAATCAACTCCCAAGCCCAGGTATTAATTTTACACGAAATGAGTTTGTTAAAAAATGTAGTGATTTTGGATTAGGGGAAAGTATTGCCGATAAATTTTTACGTGCCAGTGCGGATAGATCCGAAAAGTTATTATTTTATAAAGTTAAACAAGGTATTTATACTAAAAATTTATTTTAATGAGCCAAACCAACGCTATCTACATCCAAAACGCCAAAACAGACGTTATAAGCCCATCTAAGGCAATGACAGAAATAACCTGCATAATTGCCGATATGTTAGAAGATAATTTACTATACGTAAAGAAAAACGGCCATAACGTTAAATCAATAGCCAGTCGTGAAAGACTTTTGAAATTATTAAACATTACAGAAACTTTTAACCAAGTATCGAGTGATAATGCTGCCTTAAAAACTTATAACGATCAACTATTACGCGAAATTAAAGAACTTAAAAACTATAAAAAAGAGGTAGAACGACAGGAGAATTTATCAAAAGCAATTTAAAAATGATAGGAATTTATAAAATTACCAATCCAATAGGTGAAGTATATATTGGTCAAAGCATTAATATACCTTCCCGATGGTCTGGATATAGAAAAAGCAAAGCCCCTAAGCAACCTAAACTAAGAAACTCATTTTTATTATACGGAATTGAAAATCATATTTTCGAGGTGATATGCGAATGTAATCAATGTGAACTTAATGCAATAGAGATTTATTACATTGATTATTACAATTGCTTTATTGCTGGTTTAAATTCTAAAGCTGAACGAAATATTAAACCGCGCATTAAATCCAAGGAACAAAAAGCAAATGAATGGCACCTATATAAACAAAATCAACTTGAAAAATATAATAATCGTGACTTTGAAAAAGAAAAAAGAATTAAATTATTGAAATATAAAAGATCATTAAAGCTAAAATATAAATCTAAAAGTACAAATTGTACAGTTTCTGTACAAAAAGTATTGGCAATAAAAAACGTAACTAACTAATAATCAATTATATGCAAAACAAACTGTACATTCTGTACAATTTGTACAGGGGTAAATATAAAAATAGATATACTCACGTATACATATATCAATAAACTAAA